TGTCGCAGGTCTGACCGTTGGTGACCCCCTGCCCGCTTCTGGCGCTGGCAACACTGACGTCTACGTGCTCGTCCAAGTCGGCGGCACTCTGACTCCTCCCGCTCCCGCCGGCACCGCTGAAGTGGGCGACTGGATCATTTCGACCGGCAACGGTTGGAGCCTGATCAACCAGAGCAGCGTGACCATCCCGGCACAGAATGTGACCGTGGTCCCGACAGGCGACATCGCCTCCACCAACGTTCAGTCCGCTCTGCTCGAGCTTGACCTCCAAAAGTACAATCAAGCTGGTGGCGCCATCGGCGGCAAAGTCATCATTGACACTGGCCTTCCCGATATCGACGCCCTGGTGATCCAGAACGGCGGCGGAGCTCAGATTGAGGGTCCTCTGTCTGCTGACGGAGCTGCGAACTTTGGCAGCACCATGACAGTGACTGGTCCCATCATCACTGGTGGTTCCGTCAGCTGCTCCGGCGTGACCTCCGCTGGAAACGTGGTCGTGACCGGCGCTGTGACCGCGACCGGCGCTGTGAGCGGTGCTTCCGGCACGTTCGGAACTCTGGCTGTGTCCAGCACCTCGAACTTCACCGGTGCCATCTCCGCCAACATCCTCAGTGTGGCCCAGTCCCTGAACGTGGGCACAGCTGCCGGTGGTGACAACATGGTGGTTCAAGCCACCTCGTCGTTCACCGCTCCCGCCAGTTTCTCTGACGTCGCCAACTTCTCCGCAGACAACAACTTCTCTGGAGTCAAGACGACCACCTTTGCGGCTTCCACAACTCTGAACGTCCAAGGGAAGTTCAACCTGTCTTCTGGCGCTAACGCCACAGTCAATGGCGCGGTTTTGGCGAACCAGCTGATCCCCGTCGGTGGCATCATCATCTGGCCCGCTACAGCAGTTCCTACAACCCCTGGTTTCGTTCGCTGCGACGGAGCCGCCCTCAACCGCACCACCTACGCTGCACTGTTCGCCATCATCGGCACTACTTACGGTGCTGGTAATGGAACCACCACCTTCAACGTGCCCGACTACCGAGGTGTGTTCCTGCGTGGCGACGGTCAGAACAGCTCCATCAACAACGCTGCTGGTGTCAAAGCCGGTACCGCAGGTCGTTTGACGGGCTCGTCTCAAGTTGACTCCTTTGCCTCGCACAACCACAACATGGTTGACGCAAATGGCGCTAACATCAATACCAACTGGCGTAACCTCACTGACTCCATCAACGCCGGTGGCGGCTCTGGTTTGACAAGTGGCGGTAACGTCAACTTTGGTCTGCCCCGTGTGAGCAACACCGGTGGTGGTGAGACCAATCCGGTCAACGTTGCTGTTACCTACCTCATTCGCGCTCTCTGATCATGGCAGTTCCTACAGTTCAACCAGCTCCCTCTCTTGCTCAGTACGAGGTTTATACTCAGAACGGCCCAATGCAACTCGGTGACGGCCTCTACATCACCGAAGATGGAAAGATCGAAGTTGACGCCAGCAATATCCCTGGCGTCGTAAACTGCGGCACATTCTAAGAATGTTGGGGGGAGTTTCGGCTCCCCCTCTTTCACCTCATAAAACTATGCAACTCTACACCATCTCCCGGATCGAGCAGTACATCTGCGACGCTCTCATCGCCTCTCCAGAGATTCCGCTGAGCGTGAACGTGATCCGTCTCGCCGACGCGATCGATAAGGAAGGGGTGGTCCAGGACACCAACAACATCGTTGTGCGGTACGTCAGCTCGTTCTTCAATGTGAAGACACGTATCCCACTCGTCTACGAGAGAGCGCTCACCTTCGAGCTGAACTTCTCGTGTCAGAACTACCTCTCGAGCTCCGGCCACGACTTCGCCACACAACTGCTGGCCGGCGCTCTCAACACTCTCGTGAACGGTGTGCCAGGTGACGCGGGTGTCGCTGTCGCCGAGTCGTTCACCCTCCAGTCGGAGTCCTTCACCGGAATCACCGACAACTCCCAGTACACGTACACTCAGGTCTGGCAGATTACGATCTCCGAGACCGTTCCCTACGTCGCTCTCGACCCGTGTGTTCAGCGTGGGGACTGCTCGCAGATCTTCCCAGGTCGTTACACTCGCACGAGTCTCCCACTCGCAGGAGTCATCGACAATGAGGGTCGAATCTTTGTGCCGGCCCTTCCTGACGGAACCTGCGCCGACACTCCAGGTTGCGACAACGGCAACGGCGGAAGCATCACGTGGGAGAATCCTGTCACTCGGTCCGGCAATATGGTCTACTGCTGTGACCCGACCACTGTGTTCCTGCCCGCTGAACTGATCAACCGTGTCCGTCTGACTTGGACCGGACAGTATTTGGGTGAGGACAAGAATAAGATCATGGTAGCCATCACCGACCTTGAAACAGGAGAGACTATCGCTGAGGTGATCTACTGTGGAAGTGGAGACAGTGATGGCAACCCTGAGTACCTGATGCGTTACGCATGGGGTCTCTGGAGGAGCTCGATCGGCAATATCACCAACGAGAGCTACGGTAAGTCGGTGCTCGAGGGAACCTTCACCTTCAGCACAATGACCGGCCAACTCGCCGTCACCCTGAGTAACGCAGTCGTCCTCTACGTCGATCCCACTAACCCGCAGTCCAACCAGAGAATGATCGACGGTGGAATTGTCATCGGAGTACTTCCGAACGTCTATATTCAGGTGGACTCCAACCGTTACGTTCTCGTTCAGCAGTCTCCCGCAGGTCGAGGTTGGGTGAAGGAGACTGATATCCAGTACACCTCCGTCAACGAGTTGTGGAAGCTCGGATGCCCCACATGTCGACCCGAGATCTGCCCCTAACGGGTAAAACTCTATGAAAAAGCAGAAACCGCCGCTGTGCTTCTCATTCTTCTTCGCCGATAGCGGAGCCGAGGAGTGGGACGAAACGTACGAGGCTCTACTGGAGTCGGAGAACTATGAAAGAGAATCCCCAACTCTGGGCGCAGTACTACCAAGCACTCGCTCAAGGAGATCCTACACGCGCTAGGCAAATCCTCGCGATGATCAATCGCCGACCCACAGACCCCACCCCAATTCCGGGGTGGACTGGTGGTTGCTGCAGTCGCCGATTCCCACGATGAAAAAGACCGAAGACATTCTCAAGATCAAGGAGGCCCTGGCTCAGGAAGCTCTCCAAGTTGCGAATGACGCGCTGGGATACCTTCAGGATGCACTTCCTGACGCCGGAATCCGCGATCTCATCAGCATCTTCAACTCAGCGATCAAGACACACCGTGACCTGTGTTCTGACATCGTTGACCTGACTGCTCCCAAGGAAGCAGCCGGCGAGAAGGAACTCGCCAAAGAGTACACATCCAAAGTTGACGACTTGCTCAAGAAATTCTCGTCATGAGACCTGTCCTAACCCACGTTGACCAGCTTGAGGAACACTCCAGCTGGAGAAAATACCAACGGGGGATCAGGGAGCTGGAGCTTCTTGAGGCACCTCGCAGCATCATTCACGAGTTCAAGCACAAGGCGGCGAGGGACTGCTTCCTCGCCTTCTGTGACATCATGAAAGCGGGAGACCTTCAGGTCGCCCCATTCCACGAGATTATCGGCTCGGCGTTCGAGGACCTCGCTACACGTCGTCAGCGTCGACTCATTGTCTCCTGTCCCCCACGTTCGGGGAAGTCGATGTTGGCGACCATGTTCGTGGCGTGGTTGCTGGGTCGTGACCAGAAAACGCAGCACGTTATCGCCTCCTACGGCCAACAACTCTCGCAGAAGTTTCACCGTGAGGTGGCGCAGATGATGAAGAGTCCTGGGTTCAAGAAAGTGTTCCCGGAGTTTCTTGGCTTCAACCCAGACTCCAAGTACGACCTGATGGGTGGCGGTTACATCCTCGCCACTTCAGTCGGTGGAGTGTTGACTGGCTTCACAGCTGGAACCACCGACATGGAGTCACCAGGCGTCGGCGCCATGGTGATCGATGACCCGTTGAAGTCTTCCGACTCGAAGACGGCGATGGACACGCTGTCCAGTTGGTGGGAGGAACAAGCGTCCACCCGTCGAACCAACCACTGGTGTCAAATGGTGATCGCCACCCGCTTCCACGAGAAGGATCTCCACGGTATCCTAATGGAGAAGGATGGCCTCTACGATGAGGAAGAGAATAAGTTCGGCTGGAGATGGATCAATATCCAGGGACTGTGCGATGACGTGGTAAATGACCCCCTCGGTCGACAGCAGGGTGAGTCACACTGGCCCTCCAACTCCGCTTTCACCGTTGACATGCTTCTGTCGCAGAAGCGAGCGATGGGGAGCTTCAAGTTTGCCGCTCTCTATCAGGGAGTTCCGGCAGCTGACGAGGGACAGATCATCAGACCTGGTTGGATCAACACCGTCAGTGAGGAGGACGCACCGAACTTTGACGTCACGTGGCTCGCCGTTGACTGCGCGTTCTCCGAAAGGGAGATGGCGGACGAGACCGCGGTGTGTGTTGCCGGAATCAGCAAGGAAGACCCGAGTCAGGCCTACATTATTGAGATTGTCACGGGAAGGTGGGCTTTCCCAGACCTTATCGAGGCAGTGAAACACCTCTACCGTCTCTACAACGCGCGTGTTCTCTGCATTGAAAAGGCGGCATCCGGCCAGTCCCTAATTCAGGTATTGCGGCGTGAGGCGAAGATTCCCATCGAGGAGTTCAAGCCACTGAAGTCGAAGACGACACGTCTTCAGGCGGTGTCTCCCCTCTTTGAACAAGGCCGAGTCCAGTTTGTGGAGGGACCTTGGTGTGACCCGTTCATTCGCGAACTCACACAGTTTCCATACGTGGCACACGACGACCGAACTGACTCCGTCGTGTGGTCACTTCACTACTACCTCGAACACATGGACCAGGGCAACAGAATGCTCGCCGAGTCCATCATCACTCACCGCAAGTTCCTCGGTTCCACACGCCGTGATGGGGTTGATGAGGGCAATGTGTTCACCACATTGAACAAGACAGGTCGTCGTTCACTTGGCGCAGAGGGTTGGAATGTGGAGTCTGGAGACGCCATCGAGACCACGAATGAGAGACTCATGAGGGGACGGAGAGGCAGGACAAGAAGCGTCGGGTGGGACGGCTAACGGGTAAAACTCCAGCGATCGCATCTCTTCTATGAGATATGACACACCTCGTTCATACAGGAGGTGGTAAGTGGTTTAAGGCCCAAGCACTCTCACTCTGTGAGATCCCCAAGAGTTTCACGCACCCTTATTGTATGTCCGTTAGCGCAAGAGAGAAAAGAAAGCTCCGTCGTCAAGTCGAGATGATAGAGACGAAGATGGGTTACGAATCACGTGGGATGGACATCCTCCCCGTGAAGTTCCAGACCCACCGACAGGAGGAGTTCAACCGCCTCATCAAAACAAACACTGTCACCATCGCTCATGGTTCAGCTGGCACAGGCAAAACCCTGTTGGCACTGTGGACTGGACTAAGCTTGGTCGCGAAAGGCGACTTCGACAAAGTGGTATACGTTCGCTCAGACGTTGGAGTCGAATTCCAACGCGGACGTGGAGCACTTCCAGGCGACATGAGTGAGAAGATCGCACCACTGCTTGGTCCCATTCTGGATAACATTCCAGTCTGTTGCCGCTCGAATGGTGCCGCTAACTACATGCTTGAGAAGGGAATCGTCGAGCCACTGCTACTCGAAGATATCCGAGGACGTTCCCTGAACAACGCCTTCGTCATTGTTGACGAGGTTCAGAACTTCCTCCCGATTCACGTAAAAACTTGCCTCACTCGTGTCGGCAGTGAGAGCAAGATGGTGTTGATCGGAGACACCAAACAGGCTGACCTTGACGTCTTCCGCCGTGAGAACGGTCTGGTTGACGCCATCTACCGACTCCGCCACCTCCAGGACGTGGGTATTCTGGAGTTCCACAAG